ATTTCGGAGTCCGAGGGGGGCTGAACTAAAATGACCTCCCCGGGGGACGTATGTGTACCCATTCCGCGAACCGAGTCCATAAAACGAGCGAGTCGTTGCGTCGTGCGCTCTTGTTGGTTGCCCTTAGTTCCTTTGTGCATCTCCTTATGTGCCGCGATATGGCACGGCACACATAGGCACTGTATGTTGTCCGGGTCGTATGCAAGACGTTCCATCTCTTGTAGCGTTCGACCTGTTTCGACCGGCACTATATGATGGCAGTCCACAGCTGCGCGCACATATCCATCTGCGGCACATCGCTCACATAGTGGCTTGGCTTGTAGGCATTGAACACGTAACTCCTTCCAACGTTTACTGTTCAACAGCTTCTGGTATCTTGCGTCTCTGCTCATACTCTTTGTAGGTCTAATTTGTCAATCAGATACTGTATATCATTTGCCTTGTCAGGAACTCCTAATAGGCTTGCTATCTTCTCGGCCTCGGTCTCTTCTATGCCGTGCATCATACGAATCATAATATCTGCGATGTCTGCTTTCGGTCCGTCGAGCGTCGGGTTATATATGCCCTTAGGAATAGGTAGCATCTTAGTCGTCATGCACATACGATTATAGCCGATAGTCTTCATCATCTCGCGCCACTTCTCCATACCGTCAGCATCAGGATAGAGTACGATATATCTATTCTCCTTAATAAGTGGCTCTAACATATGAGCTTTGAAGAATTGCAAACCACCAACAGCCATCCATATCTTCTTCTTTGGATCACTAAATGCCGAACAGATAACTGCTGTCTTCTCGCTTTCTACTATGCACACTTCAGCCTCTGTAAATAATTTGGCAAGATGTAAACCAAATAGGCAGCGTCTAACCTCTTGTGTTTCCCGGTTGAACTTTCCACTCTTAGCTAATAGACTCGACATCCAGTTAGGGTTGTGTTCTTTGTCTCTATGACCATCCGGCTTATAGCACATAAACTTCATATCTCGTATATTCCAGTCCATGTCCACCTGTGGCCATATAGTCCAACCTTTAGTGTAACCGTTCAAACTTGTTCCTACCAAATATAGGTCAATCATAATCAGCAGCTGTTTCTTCTGCTCGTCGCTCATAGGAAGTGACAGCATCCAAGATAATAGCGGATTTTCGTCAGCGTGATTCAGATATGGTCTGATATAACGCTCTAAGTTTGACCAGACTATCCACTGCTTAGGAGGTAGCTGCTTGCGTGGTTCGCGCTTCTCAACTTTGGGCGTTGGCTCGTCATCTATATATATGTTATACATTGCAGCCAAATAACGCAAAGCTGTTTGATAGTCCATCTTCTCATACTCACGTAGGAACTTAATAGGGTCTCCTGATGCACCACATGAGAAACAATGGTAGTAGTTGTCGCGAGTATTCACAACAAATCCTCCGGGAGTCGTTTCTGTGTGGAATGGACAATCGCAAATCCATGACGAACCGTTACGACGAAGTGTGAATCCACTTGCTTCAAGTACGTCAGCAATCTTAGCAGATCGTTTAATTTTTTCCTGTGTTATGTCGTCGATTTTTGCCATAAACAATTTGGCGTTGCAATTATAATTAACTCTATATGCCTTTCCTGCGCGTATATGCGTGCGAGGCTTTGAAAATTTTGTGCTTTGTCGGCTGTCCCTGTTACCGTTCCTTCGTTCCCGACCGTCTCCCTATCGGTCGAGGTACGATGGTACGGAAACGGGGCGACAGGTGACTTGGTATTTTTTGTGGTATATATATGGTAATATATATACGATTTTTTGGTACAAATTAGAATGGAGGTACATCTATATTCCAAAAACCAAGGTTTCCATCCTTATGATCAAGCCGTAACCAGTTTCTGTTTCGTGCCTTCTGTATTACTTCATATCTGGTTCCGTGGTTCGTCAGTAAGCAGTTTACGTTCAGTGCGTCTTCAATTTGTGCGTTTGTTGCAGGCCATTGTATCTTATCTGAGATTTCTCGCATGTAATTTTCAACAGCTTCAATGCTAACACTTACGGCTTTTTCATTCGGTTCTTCAATGTTTGTTAGTAGTACAGGGTGACCGTAGTGGTGCTCGTCGTCTTCAATCTTAAACTGCCATTTGTCAAGATCACGCGAACGGGCTTTCTTCTGCTCTACATTGAAGATAACTTCAGCACCTTTTTCCTTCTTCGTCTTGAGCACGTCAGTCGCCTTGCGCTCAAGGAACGAACCGGCATGTCCGACCATCTTCTCACTTCCCGGATTCTCGTGAAGTAGGCACCACAGACTAATTCCGTAGTGACTTGCTGTAGCCATGCACTGATAGATGATAAGTTGGCACTCCTTATTGTCATTGAAATCTCCAACAACATCAATCAGGCCGTCAAGGAACACCACTGTAGGCTTCATGTCGTGAATAGCCTTGAGCGTCTTTTTCCAACGGTCCTCTGCTTTTACTTCCTCTCGGAGCCACAAAATCTTGAACTGCTCCTGCTCGCTGCCGATAGGCCATCCCATAAGTTCATAGACGCGAAGCATAACAAGTTGCGTATTACCTTTCTCCATCTCCGTGTCAATATAGAGTACTTTAGGATCAGGAATATCCTTTGACAGCTCGTAGTGGAGCCCGTAGTAGTCTCCCTTCATAATAGCCACCATGAGTTGCGTAAACGTAAAAGTTTTTCCGTGACCCGGCTGACCAGTTAGACCGTGAATACCACCAAGCGGTGCAAATGGCACTCCTTTGTAGCTAAGTGTATAACGTGGACGGACGTATGCTTCGGACGGATTTAGCCAGTTGTCATCCAACTGTGCGTCCTGCCATTGCACTTCCTGTAGGAAATCGTCTTGTTCAAGATGCTCCTGCTCGTTTAGTATATTATTCAATTCGTTGTCCATGTTGCATGTTAGTTAGAAATAGTTGCAAATCCTTCTCAAAGTCGTACTTTACGACCACATCAAATAGCGTTTGTCTTGGCTTGTAGTCGATTACGAGCCGAAATCCTATAGATTGCGCCATTAGACAAAGTTCTTTGACTTTGTACTCTATTTTGTTGGCTACATGTTTTCCAGCCTGAGCCTTTATTGCTTCTTTGTTTATTAAGTTGTCCATGTTGCTATTTCTTTAGTATTCTACAATATCTTTGAATACTCTGCGATAATTTGTTGTTCTGAAGTCTTTTGTATCTTCATAAGTGTAGTGAGTTACATGATATTTTCCGCAGTGTTTACATAAATAGACTGAGCCTTGTATCTTGCAATGTAGTCGTTTTTTTGTTCTATATGCAACTTTCTCTGCTTGTGTCCTTCTTTCAAAACACTGTTTGCCTGACTTCTGACAATATATTACCTTCGGTTTTTTCAAAATACCAAATCGCCATCTTCATCAGCTGTAACTGGTTGTTCAAGCTTCTGCTCTTTTGTCGATACAGATGCGTCACCACCGCTTGCAGCAGGAGCATTGTCATTGAAGATTCCGGCATTTGCAAGACGGAAGTCTTTGAACCTTACTTGTTGAGCCGGATAAGTGTCACCATTCGACCGTTTAGCTTCTCGAACTTTGAACTCAATCTCCATAGTTCCTATAGCACTTTCCTTAATGCCACGTCGCTTGAGCGTTTCTTCACTTGCATACATATCTCCAACGAACTCGCCTCCTTCTCCGTCAAATATAATAGGGTAGGACACAATAGGGCTTCCGTTGTACATCCACGTGCGAGCATCGCACACTGTTCTGATTTTTCCTAATACTTTCATAATTCTATAGATATATATTGTTATTATTTTATAAGTTTATACTTCGGAATATATTGTGTTGGACAATATAAGCCGTTTGTAAATATGTCACCGCGTTGGTCGATATTCTCGTCCACATCGCTCGGCTTTGCTTTAGGAGGGTATGAGATTCCGAATTTCAACATACAAGTTTCTTTGAGTGTTAATTCTTCAGCTCTCTCATTTTCACATTCTTCAGCACGTCTGGCAGCGTTTTGTGTAAAATAAACACTATTTTTTACTACCCACACACGTGGGAAGTATTTGTTGCCGAATGTTCTTGCATTTAGAAGAGCATTCATTCCTCTTTCTTTTCCTCTCTGTGTCATAATTATTCTTCGTCTTGAGGTCTATAATAAATATCGTCGTCCACGCGGTGTTGTATATCTGCGAGGAACTGGTCGATTGTGTACCAAATCCCAAATGAGCATACAAGATAGAAGATGCAACCAGCTATAAGGCTTAACCATCCACATCCTTGACTGTGCCATTGGTAACATACTGCCGCCATGATTGCTATGGCGAAGATCGCGCAAATAATGCCAAATCCGATTCTTAATCTTTTCATATTATTCAGTTTTTATTTTTTTATTCGTTGCATAGTGTTTATTGAGTAGTTCGTTAAAGCGATCCTCAATGCACCTCATTTTATAGCTTATAATGTTTCTGCTTGTATAATCATTTTTTGATAGTTTTTCCAACTTATCTTGTAATTCAAAGTACTTAATTGACTCTTGATAATAGGCCCGGATGTCTGCTTCTTTCATAATTTCAACGCCATGTATTACTCGCGTCGCAAATACATTTCGCTTTGTCCATTTCTGGATATATTTGATTATAGTCTGTCGTTTCCGTTCATGCTCTTTTTCCGATTGTAAGTAACATAATTCAATTTCAGCTTCTTTCTGCGTTTCTTGAATATATTTATTTATCTTTCGTTGATTAAGCGGAATTTGCATTCTTTCGTTTGCAGCCTTTATACAACGCTGTCTGTGTTCAGTCATTGGGTCATTCGCGTGCTTCTTAGCATATTCAGCTCTGTGTTTTGCGCGATACTCGTCTGTTCTATAATTCTTCATCGTTGAATAGAGTTTGTTGTGTTTCCATATAGTCCATGCTGTGACTATATCCGCGTTTATATTGTGTATCTTCGTGCATTCTCGCTCCTTGGTGCCAATCTATCTGACTAAATTGCAATCTTAGCTCAATGTCATCTGGATTCTCCATAAACTCATCCGCTATGCGTTGAATGGTGTCAAGCATTGATGTAGTACCCAGTTCTACAGCCAACAGACGCAAATGCTTATATAGGCTCGGATTCAGTACTTCAATAAATCGTTCAAGAATACGTTGGATGTTATATGTCACGCTCCAACCACTCGCGTCATTGTCCATCATCGGACGCTCGACTAAGCACAACCTATGTCCTTCTTTACCTTTTGCTCGCATAATGTATATAGCTTCAACGATTCCAATTTCTTGGTCTGGATCAGCAAGACAAATACTATTTGACCATCCGGGTATATTCTCAAACTGATGAATTGCTCGAATAAGGTTCTCTTGAAGATTGTGTGAATCATCACCCATACGAACTAATACTTCAACAAGCATACGTAAGGCATGATATATTGTGAAGCCGAACTTACTACCTATAGCCTGAAGAAGAGCATATATCTCTGGCGTCACTTTTGTTTGAAGTTGTACACTATTGTTTTGTTCGCTATCCATTTTATAATTCATCTTTGAAGATTACTAACCATGTAATAAATCCAGATATTACTGAGATTATTGCCAGTGCTATTATTATTTCCATATATTGTTTAATTTATTGTGCTCGGGTTGGGTAATGCTCCCAACTTGGTGTCCTACGCTTCACAACGATGGAGTTGCGGGTTTTATCTCTTTCTCCATTGCGACCACGAACGCTATTTGGGAATGGTCGCGCTGCTGCTTATCTCCTCTCTACCACTTTTATAGAGCCTTTCCGAGCTTATGCCGGTCTATTCTCTCGAACCGTGCCGGCTTAATGTAGTGTATGAAAAGCTGTAAAGTTACAGTTGCTTTGTCGGTTCCATAACTACCAGTTGCAACTTCCTCTTTCTGAGCTCAGGAAGATAGTAGTCGCCCTTCCCTCGTCCGTCGCTGTTCTGGTATGTATGCACATAAGGCAGTATCAATTCGTCAAATGCAGGCTCTGTTTGCATATTCGTATATGCCATAGCCTGAGCTTTACTCAGAAACTCTTGCACCATCAATCCTTCATAATCTGCCTTTTTGCTTGCCATATTTTTTACTATTTTTAATAAAAAAGTATTCTTTTTTACGATTCGACTCTCATTTTTTGTAGAATCAGTAATTTTTTTGTACTTTTGCCGCCCAATCCGAAAGGAGGTCTTATGTTTGGCCAACTGCCTCCTTTTCGGTTGGAAGAAAATTGATAATTTGATCTATCAAGCGTGATGGATTTTTTGACACCGGAAAACCGCAAATTTGTGGTCTTTATTTTTAGTGCTCACATCGACACTTTCAAAATCGAGTGCAAAAGTACTAAATTTTCGTGGAACTACAAAATTTTCGTGGCATTTTTCGGCATTTTCCAAAAGATTGATAATAAAATCTTAAAAAATGACACATTTTTTATGCTAACAAATGAAGAAAATCTGCTAAAAGAACGTATCCGTCATCTACTACATGTGAAGAAGTGTCCTATTGCACGACTTGGTGACAATGATACAATGCGTGCACGCCTCGGAAGACAAATAAATGGAGAGGCGCAAGTTCCATTTACTACGCTTCAACTGATATTGTCTATGTTCCCGGATGTATCTGCTGATTGGTTAGTTATAGGCGATGGGTCTATGCTTAAAACTGAACACGTCGCTCAAAATGTCTATACTCAGCATAATGAGGTTAAGGGGAATAAGGTTGGTGGTGACATCAATGTCGGACATGACACAATCGTTATCAAAGACCTACAAGAACAGGTCGAACAGCTACAAAAAGATAACGAGTTCCTAAAGGGAATAATACGTTCAATAACACAAAAATAATTTCCAAAAGTTATTCTGATTCAATAGGATAGGGGTAACTTTTTACGGAAAATCGTTGTAACTTACTGATATTCACATACTGAGTTCGCTTCGTAATGCGTGGGTCGGCGGTTCGAGTCCGCCCAGTGGCTCAAAGGACATGTAAAAGTCCGTAAATGTATGAAATAGCGTAAGTTACAGAAATGTGACTTATGCTATTTTTGCGTTTAATGATGACTTCTGATAGAATGTTGAATAAAATAAATACCCATAAAACACCCATTTTCGCCCTATTTTATGCTATTTCGGGGTAACATTGGGGTAACTTTTTTGATATTATAAAACCTCGCGATATAGGTCAATCGCTCAGAACTATGGCAAGTATTGTATTAAGACTTGAAAATCGAGTAAAAAATGGGATGTCTCCTGTGCGTATAAGAATTAGTCATAACCACACCTCGGCTTGGTATAAAACAGGAGTCGCAGTAGAGCCTGCACTATTCCGTGAAAACTCACTTTATGAACCATTGTCTAAAAAAGCATATATGTATGCACAAAAGAAGGAACGTCTGGCCTCGTTAGTACGAAAATGGGAAGAGGGTGTGTTTGATTTACAAAGAACAGAGGATTGGGATGAACAGATAGCTAAGATGACAGCTACTGAGTTACGTGATTATATATACGGTTCGCGTGTACGTGTACGCAAAGCGTCAGATTTGGTCAAAAAGCGCAAAAGAACAGACAATGATGATTTCATGGATTGGTTTGATAAGTATGGACAAGGAAGACCATCTGAGCGAACGAGAGAACACTTTGCGTATGTGTGGAGGGTTTTATATGAGTATATGAGGTCGAGAAACATGCGAGAATTGACATTTACTGACATAAACTACGAACGGCTGGTAGATATGAAGGCGTGGCTAAGAAGTCGCTCCAGCGGAGAGCAAACGCGGTTCAAGGTAGAAAGCTATGTTCGGGCAGCATATCGTGAGGGACAGAGGTTCGGTAGATGTGACCGTGCGCACGATCCGTTTCTTGACTATAAAATTGAGCGTGTTCCTGAGCGAGATATTGAGACTATCAGCCGTGAGCAGATGAAGATGCTGATTGACTTTGACAAGCGTCCCGGATTACAACGTGCAAAGGATATGCTTCTTGCATCGTTCTATTTGTGCGGAGCAAACTTTGTGGATATATACGAAATGAACGAGCCTTCCAATGGTGAAGTTTCGTTTATTAGACATAAGGTGCAACGTCGTACACAGAAGAAAACGTGCATACGAGTGGAGCCTGAGTTAGCTGCTATAGTGGAAAAATACAAAGGAAATGGCAAACTGTTCAACTTCACAGCAGGTATGCGTAGTTTGCAATATAGGTTAGATGATAATTATCGGGCATTGAGTTCTGAACTTGGTTTCAAAGTGAATATGGAGATAATTAGACGGACTTGGGCTACTCTTGCTGGTGAGATAGAGTGCCCTGAGATAGTAATCGACAAATCTATGGGACATGTAGCTCGAACTATCAATGGACGATTCTATGAGAAATACGATTGGAGTAGAACAGCAAAATGGAATCGTAAGGTGATTGACTATGTACTAACTGGAGTCGTTATGTAAAAAGAACCACCTACCTTCACAGGCTGGCGGTTCTAAATTAACCTTAAATTATTTATACCATGAAAAACACAAAAGTTAGCGAAAGAAAAAATACCTATTGACTGCTGTCAAGTGTACTTTCGCTATGTCTCGTAATCCTTGTAATGACATCATATACTCGCAGTCGTATAGATTGTCATAGAAAAAGTTTTCAGTCAAGACGGCCGGACAGTTGGCTTTGAATATGACTGTGAAGTTCTTTTCTTTGTCTTTGTCTCCATCTGAGTTGTCAGTACGTAGTTTTGTTCCAGATGGAAAAATAGCTTCGGCCGAACGATACAACTCCTCTGCAAGTTTGTCGCTATTCGTCTTTCCTACTGTTGTCCATGCTTCCCAGCCTCTTGCAGCCATCCAGTTGCTACCGTTTCCAGCTGCGTTTCCGTGAATGCTGATTAGGACACATTTCTCGTTAGGGTGTGCTTTTATATAGTTATTAGCTCTAAGTGCCCGTGTAGATAGTGCAATATCTTTATCTTCAGGAACAAGACGCACAACTTTGAACGAATAGTTAATCGCAAGTGCTTCAATCTGCCAAGCGACATCACGTGTAAATTGCCATTCGAACAGTTGTTTTTTGTCTGGTAGAATAGGTGAACGTTTACCCGGAGTGTCTTTCCCATGTCCCGGGTCAAGTAATAATGTGTATGTCATAACTTACCAATGATAGTTGTTCATAATCTCTTGCAACTCCTTTTCATCTTCTTCTGTTATTTCAGAGGATGGTATGTCGTCGTCTTCATTCTTGAAGAGCTCAGGAAACATCTTTTGCGGAGTCATGCCGTCAGCTTTTCGCATTGCAAACGTCGATGCAAATACATTCTCAGCCAATAATTGATATGTCAGCCAATTTCGACGACGATAGCCTTTAATGATTCGCAGCACTTCCCAGTACTTTATATGATATAAGAACTCTCGGCGCGGAATACCTATCTCACCTACAATGAGTTGATAAATATCCAACGCCGTGGTCAGTTTTTTCCCGGTTTCCCTTCTTTTTGTTTTGCTAACTTTTTTGCCTCTTCGATACTTAATTTGTAGAACTCGGCATACATACTAACAATAACCTTCAAAGCGTTCCCGAAATCTTGTGGGTCACATTCATTCATCAGGTCTTTGTCTGTTATTGGCATCTCTTCGCTTTTACTGTCGTAGTATGCTGATATAGCCGCGAGGATAAGGTAGAAGCTTTTGCGAACGTCTGGGACAATACCTTTTGTCGCGAGTTCGCCTGCTTGTTTTATAAAATAATGTATATCTTCTTCTGCAAGCAGTTTATAAGAGATTTCAGTGGCATAGCAATACGCAAGATGTACCTCTTTACCACAGAGTTTGATTTGTTGTTGTACCATGTTGCTTAGGATTTTGTGGTTTGTATAAAAAAGGTCGCCCCGATTGTCCATAGCAACATGGACTAACCGGGGGTCCCTTAATGAATTAGGACTCAGAAGGAGTGCCTACTGTGTACTCTCCATATCCAGAGAGTGTGCAATCGTATGTAGCGTTCTGACGATTTTGAGCACTTATGTTGAGTGCCGTAATAACTACAGAACCACCTACGATTACAGTGCCTTTTGTTCGGTTGTTGTCACCGCTTACGTTCGCGATTTGGAACTTAACAGGGCTTGATGCCTCATAAATATCCATGACGTCTGCGAGTGCCTGTCCATCCACTGCACTGGTGATGGTATCACCGCTGCGCACGAGAGCGTTAGAGCTGATGTCGAACGAGATGCCAGTTGGTTCTTGAACTTGCCAATCTCCAGTCGTATCCTTTGTCGTCGCGTCTTCGAGAGACAAACTAACGTGGAATGACAGCGTTTTGGCAGAAGCGATAACTTTTGCAGGTGTCGCAGTGTTGTCTGAACCGAGGAAAAGACGGATGTACTGACCCTTTGTGTAGGTGTTGCTTACAGCAATCTCCTCAAAGGCAGGTGTGCTCGTTACTTTGGCTAACTGACCAACGCCTGTGAATTGCAACGACTTGGTTGCATTCTCACGATCGTTGAAGTTGAATGTCACATCGTTCAGATATGCAGAACCTGTGCGAGCGAATCCGGCCTCTTGCGGCGTCTGGTTGTCGCTTGTTGCTACCTCATCCCACAGCAGAGTGAATTTGCTGTAGCCTTTAATGGCCGTGAGAATAGCAGCAGTGTCAGCCACACTCAGACTCTCTACTGAAACTTGCCAACTCTTGCTAACTACAGATGGCTTCTGTGCACCACCAATATCGTCCTTTGTGGAAGCATCGTCGGTGTTAGCTGTAAGGTTCACAGTACAGCTCGAAGCCATACCAATGCACTTGAACTTGCTGGCTACTGTATCGTAAGTAAGGATTCTGAAGTTTTGTCCTTTTAGTGTTGCCATTGTTGTGATGTTTTAATCGTTTATAATGTCGAGACGGAGAGAATAGAATCCATACTCGGTGTTTTTTCCGATAGCCCCGGCAGCGTAATGGCATGAAGCTGGTATGCTGTCTATTTGACTATTAAGTTCGTCTATGGTCTTTGCTGTGATGACCACAGTTCCTTTTTTACGCAACTCGGTCACAAAGACAGGTTGCTTGGATTCAACTTTCTTGCCCATATTCGTTTACATTCACGTCACACTGATAGTGCAAGCGGTCGTAGTAGCATGGCTTGATCCAGTCCCAGTTGATGCCGTCATTTCTGACGGATACCAGATAGGGCGTGTCTTGCAGCGTTGCCACGTGCGCCGCAATCGCCTGACGAACCATCCGACGCAGTTCCTTCACTTCGGCGGGACTGCCGGCAGCAATCTCGATTGACGCTTGCACGCGGTCGGTGTTGCCTTCCCATACGTCGTCTTTCGTTCCCTGTTCGTTGGTGAACGGGTCGTCTGTGATGATGAGGTACGGCAGCGGCGTGTTGTCGTCTTCTGTTGGCGGCACTTCGAAGCAGGTGCTTTTGATGCGGTTGCCGACTTTGGCGACAATGTCCTCGCTGGCGGTCAGGGCGTCGTAGATGATTTCGTCAAGTTCTTTCATGCACTTCCAGTTTGACAATTAGACCTTTGCTTTGTGCTTTTGGGTGGAGAGTAATCTCCACCCGTTAGCACATTGCATTTAGGACTCAGATGCCTCCACAACCTTGATGAGTTTGAAGGCTTGTGGGGTTCCGTTTGCACCGTTTACTTTGCCGGAAAGCTCAGTAAGCGACAAATCTGCGGAATAAACAACAACTGTTGTGTTGCGCTCAGCAACGGCAGCAGATGTAGCATCTACCGTGAGGCGGACTTCATCGTGTTGCTCGAATGCCAAATATCCCCAGTGACCAATACCGATGTAGTGGTTACCATCAGCCTTAGGAGTGCTACCATCCAAAGCATAGTCGATATACGGACTAACTTTGTAACGATAACCTAAGCAGCGTCCACCCTCGATGACAGCACGGTCTCCGATTTGGCCCGGCATACGACGTGTGTACATAAGAGCTGTCTCAGTGTACTTGTCCATAACGAGTTCGGGTTCGCCCTCAAAACCTTTGTCCCACATATCAGCAATCTTTTGAGAGAGCTTCTTTGCGAAGTCTTGGTCAAGAGTGATTTCTTCTGGTGTTACAGAAGCAAACGGAGATTTCAAGTGGTGGCTGAAGTTACAGTGGCTGTAAACGTGGAGCGCGTTCGACATAGCGTTTGCCTTGCGGATTTTGTAAACTACAAAACCAAGCAGGTCGAATGCCGCGTTGTCGATTGCACGGTTAGAGATAGCAACTGCGCAAGATACACGCTCAGGGTTAGCGTTGATCTTTGCAAAGTTGATGTTTTGCTCACTAACTTTCTCAACCTCGCCTGCTACAGTGATTTTTACGTCATCGATGCAGTACGGGAAGATTTCGTTACCAGTCACGCCTGTTACGATAGGCAGGTCATCCGGCAACTCAAGTCCAGCAACTTTAGTGTCAATGAGTTCGCGGATGGTGATAGGAACAAGACCACCAGCCTCAAGGTTACCAGAGGTGTTGCCAGCAGCAGCATCTTTAAGGACTGTGGTAGCGTTAGCTGCCTCACGAACAAGAACTTCAGAGAAGTCTTTTTTGTTCTCACGGCAGTCTTTGAGCAATTCACGTAATTGAGCGTCTTTGCTTTTTGCCTCACGCAATTCAGCGAGCTGCTTTGCGTCCAGCATACCTTGAATCTCGATGTGGAGACGATTATCCTCACGCATCAAAGAATCATACTTTTGTTTTTCAGCCTCGTTGAAGGCACGATTCTCGCGTTGAGCGAGTTGGTCCATTTGGTCCATTTCTTCCAGAATTGCGATATGACGTTTCTGGATTTCTTCTTTAGTTTTTCCCATTTCTTAAGAAATTTTAGGGTTAATAATTAAAATTTTTAGTTGTCATATGACGGAGGCATGATCTACGACGTTGTTCGTCCATCTCACGCTGTTTCATATTTTCTGCTTCTTTAGCAGCTTTTGCAGCCTCTTCGGCTTCACGCTTAGCTGCTTCAACTTCTTCTGCTTCGTGATTATCCGGGTGTTGTTGTTGGTAGAGCTCGCGAACGGATACCTTTGTGGCTTTATAAGCAGGGTCCATTGCGATAGTAACAGCTTCTATCTTCTTAAAAGACGTGTGCTTAACAACATACTCTGTTTTTCCATCCAGCCCCTTACGCTCAGATGTTTCGTAGTCTTTTGCTCTGAACTCAAAAGAACATCCTGTATATGTTCCATTGGCGATAAGTTCTTGTGCACGTTTACCGAGGTCGCATTGCGGGATTTCCGCCTCAAAATAGAGGCCGTCTTCTCTGGACTCGACACGAAGTGATTTTGGAGTTCTCGCGATTGTGTCATAACGGTTATGTAATAAGTTCAACTTAATATCCTGCTCACGAACGAACTGAGGATCAATGCAAGATTTCGAGATGACTTCAACCTCACGATAGTCGCTTCCTTCGTACAGGACAGTTTCTTTGTCAATGACAATAGCAACGCCTTCGATGACCTTGCCTTTGTCTTCCTCTCTGATTGAGAGTGAGTCAGGAGTGAATATCTCACGCTGCTCGATGTCTTTTTCTTCTGGTTTCATTGTTGTATTGGTTTCTATAGTACTATAAATTATTGTTTTTGGGTTACTTTTATGCGTTATCAATGGTAGTAACATACCACACTATCTCGGTAGTTTATCTTTTCCACCACCTTGACCGTCTTGCAACTAACAAGGCAAAGGCAAATAAGCAATATGTTAAGCAGTTTGGTCATCTTGTTCGGGTTGCAATATAACCTTTAACGGCTCGTCATCGGGAGTGAGTTGTTTGTACAATTCACAATTCAGTATATACGCATCTCCGTCGCTTTTCCACTCCCCGTTTTCCTTTGTTGGGAATGTTGAGTGCATTTGTAACATTCCATTATCATCCCGAGTTATGTAAAAAATCAATGTTTCAAACATAGTCTATTCTGAAAAATAATTACTACAATCCAAAAATATCTGCCGTAAAACATCATAAAAACCTAACGCGTTGTCGCTCATTCTTTTAACGGGTACAAGATGCGATACTAATACATCATTAAAAGTGTATGCTTTTATATCGTAAAAGTTCCGTGTTTTATTAAACGATGTATCTTGGAAACCAAAAAACCGAATTTGATACCCTTGTGCGTTTTCATCCAATTCAATCGTAATAGTATGCTTTTCTCCGTCAAAAAATTGGGAAAAGGTATAGTTCGGTGTAGCAGACACCAATGTTACTGCATTTACACTTAAAGTACTTGTCGAATTCAGCCACGCAACCCACCATCCGTTTTGTTGTCCACTCAAAAGTACAGCCTTACCTCCACTTGTATCACCACTCATTGTAAGTGTTATCTTTGGTGTAACCATTGCGCTCAAATATGTATTCATTGTTGTAGCCGCCGTCGATGTTAGTCTTGCATATGTCAGTTGCGTGTATCCGGTTGGCAAGTATTCGGGTGTTCCACTCGGTATGCTTGCAATAGCCGTAGGCAAATTCGCACTATCCTGTGTAGCAGGGAGTGTTCCGCCTTTTGTTGCAATAGCCGTGTATGCATCTGCAATACGGCTTTTAAGGCTCAATATGGCTGCTTTTATTGTACTGCTCATATTCCGTCTATCTCGCTTATTGTGTAACCTATTGCTGCTATTATAGCGTCCTTGTTAGCCGTTGCGTTGGCTTCAGTTGCAAGCAATGGTAACACATCCTCATACTCGTATGACAAGGCACTCAAAGCACCTTGCAATGTGCGTAGTCTTTGTAGTTGTTCCGTTGTTAAACTCATAGTTGTTCCTCCTGTGATTGTGGGTGTTCTTGTTCCCATTGCTCTTTTTCAGCCGTTGTGCATTCAGCGAAAACGCTTATATCAGAATTCTTGCCAATATACACTAATCTCCAAAAACTCCTTGTTTCATTGTCAATGTCTTGATATATCCAGTCATTACCGTCACTTGGAACGATTGCTGGCAGCCCTTTATCTGTTATTGTTTTCATATTATCCTAAGCTTGTAATTGACCAACCTTTGTTTGTTGCTATTGCCAAATCCTCTGCACTCATATCCGATGTTTTCATTTGCAAAGCAAGGGTGTATGAGGATGACGAAACATCTGCCACACCATTTATCATTGCAAGACGGCTTGCCTTATTGGTATCCAATCCACCTACAACTATTGTGTAATTAGCCTCTATACTTGTGCCAAGTCCCTCCATTATTTTAAGGTTGCCGTTCTTAACTTCTTCGTAGGTTGCATCGCCAACAAATGTTGGGCAATTAGGATAAGTAGGTCCGGGCTGTGTTCCATTATAAGTATTTCTTGTTACACCAGTCGCTACCGTTCCTAATAAATTCACCCATTCAAGATTTCCGCAGTTATAGAAAAACTCCTCAAACCCGTAATTTCCAGCGTTGTTAAAATTCAATCCGCGTAAATTGGCTTTTTTTAGGGAACTACAAGATGTAAATACGCGAGAGAAAGTTGTTACAGCGGCAGTATTGAGCATTGATAAATCTATTTCGAGTAAGGCGGAAGCACTCCAAAACAAATTGCTTATATTGGTCAATGGGGCATCTGCCAATCGAGATAAATCTGCATATTTTACACGCGAACAATTCCTACACATACCAACGATATTCGTCAAAGTGGTGGAATATGGTGCTTTGAACGACTCCATATATGTCCATCCATTCAAATTGAATAGTGTTCCAATATAATTTATATTCGACAAGTCAATGTCGGTATATGTAGCAGAATTAGGAACTGTCATTGCGCTCAAAGGTGCTTGCGTGTGAGCATCAACTATCTGCGCAACCGTTGCAGGCAAGTTGGCAAAGTTCTTATCCTCTGGCATAATAGCACCCTTTGTTTTCAAATAAGCATAGGTTTGTTGCAATGCTACCTTTGATTGCGCATTCTCCTCAATCAACGCCCCGTTCTGCTTAACGAGGGTATCTAACGCCGTAATTGCTTGTTGTGTTTCGCTCATAATCATTCCTCCTAACTTTCGCTTTCGTCAGTTCCTATAATTGCATACAACTGTGCCGCAACACTTTGGTCGAGCAACGAGCCGTTATCCTGTGTGGCTTGGTAAATAGCTGTGTTGGTTGCATCATCGTTTGTTCCCTGCTTGGCAAGGTCGCTCGTGTCAATAGAGATACCCGATATATCGTTGCGTATATCCGCAATACCAGTAGTCAAGGTTGTTTCCTGTGCAACATCCGTCAGACTATCCAACCCCTCAGCCTTGGCGTCGAAATCAGCCTTGGCTTGCTCATAGGCTTCCTTAGCTGCTTCAGCAGCTGCTATCTTAATACGAAGTTCTGCCTTTAGCTCCTCAACATCTTCGTCCGTGAGTGGGCCTCCGATGATATATGCTGCTTCCGACTCAATAGGACTCCCCGGAAGGTAGTTCTCGGCGTCAGACTCATATGACCATTTTGGACGAGTGAAACATTCAAAATATGCTGCTCGGATGGCCACTCCATTATAAGTAGCAGTCAGTTCTACGTTATATGTACCAACAGGAAAATCTGCTGGGATATGACAAATAACTCCGCTTTCATCTGTTCTTACATCGGTCCAAACCTCATTACCGATTTTTACAACCAAATTCTCCAACTTAGTCGCGTCAATATCTTCGTCGATAGGCTTTGACGACTTGAATTTACGAGACTTAAGGCGCAACACGAGGTTAAACTCATTTCCGTAGGTCGCACTGATAGTATATTGTTTATTGCAATCCATGTTATAGTTTGACATATGGTTTGACAAGTAAATCGAATGTATATGGCACCAGACTGATACTATTAGGGCTAATAGGCGAACGATATTGATAACTTGTATCTACAAGCATTAGTGCAGCTTGTTTAATTGGCGTCGGAACGTCACCGTATTCCTTCACGATCTCATCGTAAGTCATCCCAATATAGTTCAACAGTGTAGCCTCCGCCGCATTACCATACAGGTTCAGCACTTTCGCTTCGCACGAACCGTCTATTCGGCATTGCTCTTTAATATCGTCAAGTGTTATAAATTTCATATCTTTTCTATTCTATATTACCCACCAATTCCCGTTTTTGGTTTACTTTTGGCTATTCTGGTCCATACTTGGTTCTTGTGACGATTCTCCGTCAGGACTACCACCGCCGTTCCTTGACAGTTTCTCGCTTCCAAGTTCAGCAACATTAGTCGATATGTAGATTATATCGCCGTTAGCTACAGATGGCATATCGTGTTCAGCACGTAACTCGTTCACACTCTTCACACCTGTCTGTAGCAGCATCTGATCCACTTTGGCTTGTCTTTCCGGGTCCATAGCGAGCAACGGCTTCTCACAGATATGGATGTCGCGCATTCCAATATAGCGAACACCAACCAATTTGCGGAATATCTCCAGTTGCATATCGTAACGATCGGGACCAATCGTGCGAGTCATATATTCCATCGTAGCTGACGAATAGTCATTGTAGTGGCTGTTAGTATCCAGCATCAGCAACGGACGAGGAGTTGCCCAGAAGCGTGCAACATCATCCATTCCGAGGTTCAAGTGTGAAATCATTTCCATCTCTTGTGAGTTCATACTGATATTCTGAACCTTATCAAGACCACGGAGCGCGAGTATATCCTGTCCGTCATACATAGCGTCTTGCAACTCCCTTGCATACTTTTGCATCTGGTCCTTGTTATATTGACCGAATGCGATGGTTCCGACACCGTTCGCCGGCTTGTCTTCACCGATAAGCAATTTCACACGTCCGCCTTTTGCAGCATTGTCCATTGCCTGAGCCTTTTGTGTCTTAATCAGACTAAGCGTATCGGCAGCATATTGCAAAGTCGATATGCCCCAGAATCCGTTTTGGTAGCGATACGTGTTAGGGAAGTGTAACACATCCTCTTTCGGCACGTTCACACGATTGACTATTCCATACTCTGATAGGTATGTCAAGTTATATAAGCCGGTAGCAATATCGTAACCGCCACAGACGGCAAGCCATAAATGCCGCGGGTCTCCGAACTCGTCACGTTCGATATACACGAATCCATTACCAAATTGCAAGCGATTGATTGTAACCTGTTCCCATAGGCTCGATGCCGTCATGATAGGGTTAGGCTCGTATTGAAGAAGGTAGTTGATACGTTTGCCGAGTCCAGTCATCCACGGTTGAAAGTTATTACGCAACTCGTCCTTCTTGCGTAGTTGAACTGGCATCTGACCGATAGTCTTAGCTCGTAATTCTATTGCACGGTAAACAGCCGATACAGTTAGTGCTATCTCCGGCTTGCGAGAATAGACGATATTCTTCTGATAAGAACCGCCTTTCACTTCTTTGTCATGTTGCGCGTTGGCGGGGCTATCCTGTTGTGCCTCGCGCTTTTGCACGCCTCGAAATATATTATCAAAAAGTCCCATATCGGTTATTACTTAGTTGTTTTCTGTTTAGTAGAACGTTTGCCCTTAGATGCCTCAAACTGTTGGAAATCTCCGTTCAGAAATTCCACTATATCCTTCAGCAACGAGTTCTGCTTGCTATTTTCATTCTCTATAGCATCAAAACGTTTGTCAATGCTGGTTTTCAATTCGCTGAATTCCTGCTTACGAACAGCGTCACCGCTATCCATCCGGGCGAGTATTCCTTTTTCATACTTCTCGAGAATCTTCTCTGCAAGGTCAGCTTCCGCAAGACGAGCATCTGTTGTGGCCTTGCCAGCTTCAGCGTCTTTTGTCTTTTTGGTAGCACGCCAGAAGATAATTCCACCACCTCCGAGTGCTCCAAGGATTCCTACAACTCCCGAGATGATTACATTCAATACATCTATATTCATAACTATATTCTTTTTCTACAATATCGTAATTCTTCGTTTTTAGATTACCTTTGCCAGTTTTCTTGAATATACTGTTCCTTCTCCGGCGTTCGTTCGTTGTACATGAAGAATCTGTCAAAAGATAACATTGCCGGATTGTTCCAGTTGGCGTCAGCATACCCGCGTTTCATCTTCACCATCCATTCCTCCAATGTTTTGGTATTATAGTGCTTCAGATAGGCAATATCCCATGATATATCATCAGTGTACCAATTATTAGGTATCAGTTCTCCTCTATCGTTACAGCATGCCGGGTCGTAACATCCATGGACTCCAATTTCCGGGTCAATAATTCCTCCGCGTATAAAAGTCTTACTATTACAATTCACGGGTATATGACGAATCACCTTATTGCGCTCAATCGGTGTCGTGAATCGACTTTGCAGCCTGTAGTCTCCATCCTCCACTTTCACCAGTCCGTTATCTCCGAAGCACATCCAGTTCAACCTAACAACATTGAATTTGTCATATATATGATCACTCAGAAAATCGTGTATATTTTTATGCTTAGTCAAACAAAGGAACTCGTCGCAGTCAAAGATTCCCGTCCAGTCGAATGCGGAACTATATTTGCAATAGACTTCTTTGTAGAAAGCTACTTGTATCCGTTTTTGTCCTCGGCAATCTTTTATTCTTACAAAGCCATTGCTGATATAGTCACCAAGCACGTCGTCCAGCCGTTCACCATCTACGTCGTTATTATCTCCGAGTATGATGGTATCGACACCAAGCGTATGGTAGTGCTCTACCCACTCACGGATATAGTGGTTCTCACACTTTGCTATTGCAACGACAGCTATCATATTCGTTTGTAGTTTGCATTGATGTATGCAACCTGTTGTGAGTCGTTGTCCCGGTACTTGAAATAAACATAATTGTCCGAATCTTCTTGCACCTTATGTCTCGGGCATAGAGGTGAGCCTGTGTCATACCTATGCTCAAGGACTACTCGACGTATTCCTTTGCTTTGAGCTAAGCATGCGAGATAAATGTCGTCCATGCTAACCGCCGTGGAGTTCTGATAGAGGGCTTTCAACTCCTCCATTGTGAACCACTCACGACGGAATAGCGTGAACACATTTCCAAGCACATCGACTTGCGTGTCTTCTTCTAAGTCGCGCTGCCAGCTCAGACACTTACGGCTTTCACCGTAGTACTTCTTGATTGGCCACTCGACGAAGATTCCACCATGCAAACTTACTATTGCGTTGTTTGCATTGCAACCAGCAATCATACGACGAAAATAGTCAGCAGGGTAGATTACATCGTCATCGCACAGTGCTATATACGTAGATTTACTCTTGGTCAGTTGGCTAAGCTTCTCATTGGAAGCCTTCTCGTTGTTAGCACGGCGTGTCGTTATCTTGATGCCGTACTGTTGTCGCAATCCTTTGATAGACTCCATCGTTTTCTTATACTGGTCGTCCGTGTAGGAGTTGAGAGTGACGAAGATATTAGCTGTTTCGGGTTGTTTACATATACTCTCCAGAGTTTTCGCTAAGTGACCGCCTCGCCAAAGGCTTGCCATGTGAACATCTACGCAAGGAGCGTTATCGCGCCAGTTAGCATACATTGGATGCTTGATACGTTCTTCCGGGTTCATCTGTGATTTTTCCTCACAGATAGTCAGAAGGGTCTGTTTGACATGACCGAGCCTTTTGCCGAGTGATTGCAGCCTTTTTGTTATTTGTAAACCAACTCCACTGGAGCGATACGGATTGCCTGAGTGAACCATTGGAGTCAGTTGCCAGTTTAGTGCCTCAAAGAAGTCACGCTTCATAATACCTTCACAGTCGAAATAGTGTGACAAATATCCCCAGTCTCGAGGAAGCACATTTTTCATTCCCCAGCGACTCATGCCGTGCCAGAAGGAACGGTTCGTTAGTAAGAGTGATAAACAGATACAACCTGCTTGGTCATAGGCAGCCTTCGCCTTTTCAATAAAATCAGGACATGGCTCTACATCATCCGGGAGAATGATATAGTAGTCGTATTCATGTTCATTGCAATAGGCAAAAATGTCGTTGTATGTCTTCCAGAACCCCTCCTTCCCGCGATGCGTGTCATTGATAACTACATTCACGTGATCGCTGAATGACTTAGGTCGTATTTTACTCCTGTCGTCAAATACGACAATATCACAATCTTGCCGTAGGAGTTCGTCCGTAAGAAGTTGTAAACTCTGTGGCCGATTGTAGCTCGTGATAATTACTAATACTTTGTCCATGTTGCTTATTGGTTGGTGTTAGCTTTCGCTCGGTTCAACGATATTGACGAATTGATTAGGCATCTCGACGGCGGTGATTTGGATTTGGTTCTGCTGCCGGTCGGCATTGAAGGACTGAATCTGGTAGAACTTGCCATTATACCATATCAGACACCATCTATCAATACAACCGAACCAGCGCAGCCGGAACATAACTGTATCGTATGCGTCTAATGCGCCTTCTTGCATAGCTTTGACGCCGCGCGCCCATGATTCGTTCGCCCAAAACCATCCCAACCACTCGTATTGTGGCTGGCCTGATTTTCCGAAATTGCTCTGTGCTTCCGCTGCTCGTCGAGCAATCCGTATTCTCTTATTTAGCATTCCGCTTGTGTATGCCATAGTTATTTGTATTGGATATATTCTATATCGTCATTGTCATCTGGTGCCTCATCACCCATATTCATTAAGATCGTATATTTACCCGGTCCTACATTCACATAGTCACCATTTGCTACAGAATTAAGCACAACAAGCTCATTCAAAGATGCCGAATCGCCATTTGATAATATAGTAGTTGTATCTTCTTCTGATGCAGCCACAACTACCATATGTTGGTGAAGAGCTGTGAACTTAGTCCGAGCAATAAGCGTTGAATCGACTTCCTTTATATAAATCTCCGTTGGTAGATCGTCAATAATTGTAATCGTTCCGTCCTGATTGAATTGCATGCTCCTATCTGATACAATAGGCATTGACTTCATCACTAAATAGTTGGTATCAGGAGTTGTTAGTGGACCACTCGTTTTGAACTGCACATTAATCTTACATAAACTACCAGTACTACATGTCATCGAGATTTCGCTTATATATGCCTTGCCAGCATAAAACGCAGTCCAATCCTTATCGTGAATACATAAACGAAGAGCAACGTTGTTCATGTGATATGTTCTTAATTTCTCGAAATCGTATGTGCGAGCGAGTAGTGTTCCAGCCGACACACTCCATGAGTTATAAGTAGGGATACTTTCTTTCCAGTTCCCGCTAAATGGATTAAGCGACTCGATGAAATCTGTCGATAACGACAACTGGCATTCTTTAGAAGCTGCCAACGGATTTAGGTAATCTATCATACCATAGACACCAACTGTGAGTATAAGGTCTCGTCCAAGTATCATATCTATATTATTGTGAATTGCTGTTTTTTGGTTACTTTTACGTTTTTATGTTTCACTATCTGCTGATTCTTCCATCAGAGTCACTGTTGCCTTATCCAATGCCCAGTCCATACTCTCTGCTAAAGGTTGTAACTGGATGGAACCGTCTGTCACACGAGTGATGGGAAGATGCTCGTTTATTTGTTCGACCTCGACTTGAATCGTGCGTCTTTTCTTCTTATAGTACTTCGCCAAGCGAGCAAGTAAATCACGCTCCGGTCTATTAGTAGTATCTCCTCCCGGATAGCTATAGGTCATGTATTGCATAACGGAAGATAACGTATATCGAAGAATATGAGGTGATTCATTATTATTCATATCAGATGCGAGGTCTGTATTGATAGTCTCTTCGTCATTGAAGTTCACTCCAAGTATTTCGCGATAAGAATTACTACCTCCGCTTCTGGTAGGAATTGCTCCGTTTGCAGGTATAAACTTCACACCAAGACTATTGAATATAATAGCATAGAATGATGCAAGGTTTGATGTCGTCATACCAGCTTCAGCATAGAACTCTAAAGAGATTTGTCCAGACATTGACGAAGTTATAGGAACCAATATGCCTTCCTCGTGCTCGATGGTCGGATTTGATAATAACGAATAGTTTGACGCAAATTTAGAACCATCAAAATACGGAATGAAAGTAGTGGCATAATTTACCATTGATGTGATACCACCTACACCATACGACATGCAATAGTTTCCATATCTCAATGCAAACTTAATCCGTGGCATTGATGAACATATAGGCGTATTCACACTGTCGAGAAGTGCATACTCTCCTGCGGCAGCTGTCATTTCGCCACAACGCCAAATAAATGCTCCAATATCACAAGTAAGTTGCAAATATCCATCCCCAAGCGACAACTCTTTCGTTGTTTGAATCTTAAAGATAGGATGAACCGTACTCACCGAGTCTATTAGATTCGGTAAAAAGCAAGCATATAGTCCATCCTTGAAGTCAGACTGATTGACCGGGTAATAATTATCACCATCTGCCTCTATATCTTCGTAGTAGTACTTGAGTAGGAATGCGCCCGAATAGATTGTCACGTCGTTGTATGGAACAGGGTAGGATGCTTGTGTACCATTGCTGTTATATTTCAGCATACCGAGTGCTTCTGTAAATAGTAAATCGGGGTTTGATGTTTCCTCTCCTAAATAGGATGCCGACCCTCTACTGTACGGATCATATTTTCCCTTTTGTACAGCATAGTTGATATTACTATGCGCCATTTTGTCCGTATTGACGTAGTAAGTGAATCTGCGAGGATTACGACTCGTATCTTTGATATAGTTAAGCGAGTATTTTGCCTTCTTCAATGCTCCGGCAGGAACTTCTGGAAGTTTAATTTCCCAGTTCTCTCCTTTAGTGTTAGCTATTACAGCAACCTCTTTGGCACCAGCTGCTGTTTCTATTTCGTGACCAGTTCCCCGATAGGTCAGATTCTGTATATTTACATTCACCTTAGTTCCACCATGTAAGTATGTACCAAGTGCCTTATTATCATCTGAGAAGTCGGAGTATGCTATGTAGTAGTAGTCTGTCGCGTTTTGGTCGTTTAAGCGTTGGAACGATAAGATTTTATTCGGACATTCGCGGACACACCATCCCATATATGTGCAAATGATTGTCAGTATCTCCTTGATAGATTTTCCGACAGTGATATAAGTGATGGCGTTTTCGTTGCTCACTTCTTTTTCCTCGAAAAATATCGAAGTATTGATATAGAAGTATAAGATTCGCCAGTCAGCATTCGGAAAGTATATAGTATTGCAAATAGTTCCATATCCATATTCAGACTGAATAGCAGCAATACACTTTGTGATTATCTGACGAACAGTCATCAATCCAACAAAGTCTGTCTGCTTTGCCGAGATACTATCGGCTGCTTCAAGAAGTGACGCCACTTGCAGTTCGCAAATTTGCGGACGATATGTGTAACCTTGAGAATAAGTATTACAAGTCAAGAATCCTTGCCATACTATCGACTGTACGTTATTTACTGTCTTTACTAATTGAACTGACCGAGCTGTATTGTTATCAGGAATCATACTACTCATTATCGTTCCGTCAGTATCGACGATACTTATTGTACCAGTTGAGCCACGTACAGGTGAGAAGAAGTCCGTGTTTGTATCTTCCTCTGTAGTGAATGGTGTGTCTCCAGCTTGGATTACGTCTGGTGTACCAACGACCGATGGCCCGTTCTCGTCAATGATATATAAACTATAATCGACGCGATTGACGCTTTGAAACGGTATGTTCCAGTGTATAACTTTGCTCATATCTTATCCTTTCACGTTTGCGTAAGTTCCACGACGGCCACCGCGTGAAGCATTGGAGTTATCAGCAGCAAGTAATATATCCCGGCCGCTTATTCTTCCTACTATGACAATCGAAGGCTGTGCACTATTAAGTTGTCCGGCGATTGAATCCTGCTGTGCTCTGTTCAAAATTAGCTCTCCGCTGCTTACGTTGGCTACAAGCCCATCATTGTAATTGTTTCCCGGAACAATACCACCAGTAGCGAACGAACCTGCTGACTTAGCCTTGCTTATTGCGACCATAGTTGCTGCCAATACTGCCGCAATAGCAGCAACAGCAAGAATCGGTCCGACGATAGGGATACCAGCCACAGCTGAACCTGCTTCAGCAGAAGATGCCGCCGCTGCTGTTCCTGCTGTAGTCATATTTGCCGCCGCCTTAGCTGCCTCTGCGCCTGTTTCCGTTGCCGCTGATGCGACGGATGTTGCAGCCTCTGTTTCTGTAGCTATCGTGTTAGCTTGTTTGAGAGACGTGCTCAATTCGGTGAGAGTGTTCATAGCCTCCATTATACCCATCACATTTTGCATGATAGATATGCCTGAATTGATGACTGTCATCATACTGTCCCAAGCATCCTTCTCACCGCTGAAGGCTTCTGTCAAGTCTTCTACAGAAGATTTCAGTCCGTCCATTGCTCCAGTCATAGAACTGAACGTATCTACACCTTCGTTTATGGATTCCCAAGTGTCCTTGACTTCAGTCATTGCTTCTGAAGTCTTCTTGAGATTTCCATTCATCTTCTCTTGCAAAGCATTGACCGCAGCTTGCTTATCTATAACATCTTGCAATGCTGCTGACCATGCCTCTGATTCCGGCGACATATTTGCAAGAACGGCCTGTGCTTCGCGGAGTTGTTGTTGCAAGTCATTTAGAGAGCCTTTTTCAAAAGTGGTACTTACCTCACCCTTTATCTCCTTTATCTTTTCAAGTATAGTGTTGAGGTGGTCTTCCATCTCCTTGTACTCTTCGGCATTGATTGCACCGCCCATTGAATTACGGACTGCGGTAGCTTGACGTTCAAGGTCAGCAAGACTGCCAGCCTCAGGTGCATTACGCCAGTCACCAAGTTTGAAGTCTGTCTTGGAAGTATTAGTACTTTGAGTCTTGGAGTTTTGCCCACCTCTAAGAAGACGAGCTACTTGCTTATCAATCTGTGCGATTTCATTAGCAGTTGTTTCCGCTTGTCGTCCGAGCCCTTGAACACTTTGTAATTCTGTATCGTTCAACTTTCGGAGTGCGTATCCTAACTTTTGAGCCTCTGTAGCACCTTCCCAATCTATCTCCTCGTAGAATGAACGAGTGGAAGAATTGTACACAGACTTTGTTGGCATCGGAAGTGCTTTTAGTGATTCATAGTCACCATAAGAACCACTCAATGCTTTAGTTAATAGTTCAGCATCTACACCACGACTTGCAGCAATCTCTTTGATTTTGGAGAGATATGCTTCCATCTCCATATTCTGACGTTTCTCCAACTCATTTTTCCAAGCATCAGCAGCAGCTCGAACATCAGACCTTGATGCGCCCCCCTCACGATAACTCGCTACAATTTCCGTAAATTGAGTCTGTGCCTTTTGAAGATTTATTTGGTTGAAAGCATTAAATGTTTCAAGTTGATCCAGAGCCTTATAGGCCTCACGTGCGGCTTCTGATATTTCGCTGAGTCTCGACAAAAAACCTCGTATATCGCCAGTATTTAGTGCATATAAGAATCCTTGATATGTCGCTTGTGCTGCTTCAATTCCGGCTTTCCAATCATCCAACAACTCTTCATTTTGCTTAAAAGCATCGCTTGCAACTTTTATAGCTGAAGCAGCTGCTGCCATATACGGACCAAACTTAGTAAATAAATTCATTGGGATGCCCATCTTAGCCCCCATCTGTTTGAACGCGTCACCGAATCCAGTCATGTCTGACTGAGCCTTACTAAGATTTCCTTGTAAATCTTTGATACGTCCTTTGAGCTGGTCGAGCGAACCAGCCAAGGCCTTGCCATATGGAGACTGCTTCTCTTCTTTTGTGAGGTTTTGATATTGAACAGACAACTCAGTGAATGCTTTTTTTAATTCGCCAAGTTTACCTGTAGCTGTTGTTGCCACAGTATCCATCTGACCCAAAGCCTGAACAAACGCCAAGTCTTCTTTTTCTACATACGCCAAAGTGCCACCCACCTCGCGGCACTTCTTCTCGAATTGCGTCAAGCCAGATGTCGCTCTCGCAATCTTGCTATCATATTCCTTTGACTCTACGACGAGTCTGGTTACTACATCAGCCATTTCCTATTGTTTGTTTTATAAGATTATCAATGAGTTGTGTAAATTGCTGGGCTGCTTCTTCCATGGCGCGTTGCGATTCATTACCGAACCAGTTGCGCGGACGAATAGCACCGCGGTTTCCATATCTTGTCGAACGTGTATCCGTTCCACTATTCACAAATCTTAGAATGAATCCACGATCACTGCCTACATAAGAATCGATTTGCTCAGTTCGACTACTACGCAATCTACGATTTCCACCTACTTGTCCCGGACGTAGCTTCTTATTTGGAGTATAGTTACTTCCTCCGGCACTCGCATGCTTTTTATTAAGGATATTGATATTTCCACCGAGAATCTGACGATAGACCATCGTGCGAACTGCTTTGTACGATTGACGTGGGTCTGAGTCCATTGCAGCACGAGCAGCTGCCGTCATTTTAGCACGGGCAGCTGATAAGACCTTACGCAAAATGTCTTGAACGGCCTTTTCCATTGACGGATTCGTCAGTAGTAGTTGTTCCAACTCTTTACGCTGTTCGACGAATCCTTCTGTTTGTATTGCGTTACCTGTCATCCTACATTACTGTGAATCCTTGTTTTTAGATTACCTTTGAATAAAAAACGACCTACCTTCACAGGCCGGTCGTTTGAAATCTAATAAACAAATGAAAAAACCTTTCTCTTCATAAATTTTATACTATCTTAAAAAACATCTTGATTGCTGTCGTATAAGGCTTCGTTGCTGGTATTTTATCGCATATATAGAACGCAATAACAGCCAACAGTAGAATGAAGGTTACCCAGAACCAACACGAACAAAATTTGTCATAGCCAGAACGCGCTTTCTTACGCTCCTCGTCCAGTTGGTACTGATAGTTTGTAATCTGTTCGCTTAGACTATCAGATACATGCACGGCATACTCGTATTGACTCCGATAGAATGCCGTGCTGTCGCGTTGCTCGTGATGCGTGTCAGTCTGTTGCACGTTTGTGACATTCGTAGCTTCCCCGGTCTTCGCGTTGTACGTTCCACCTCCTTGCCCAAACTGAATAACAAGACTGGTGCTGTCGTTTACTTTGATATGCTGTGTGATGATGTTCACCGAGTCGCGGAAATGTATGACGGTTGAATCGCGATAGTTTATTACCGTACTGTCACGATAGTTTATTTGCTCGTGGACAGTTCCAATCGTCTTGCATGAAGACATAAGTGACAGCACTACTATTATCATAGCAGTTTGTATAACGATATAAAAAATCGCCTTCGGGTCTAAGTTAGTATTCATCTTCATCTTCGTTTTGGTCGTTTTCGTTTGGTCTATGTTTCCAGTGCCGGCAGGCGGGTTTGTCCCAGTCGATGTCATGTTGTTCATCGCCCCGGTAACAAAGCCCGCACCAGCAGTCATAGTTCATGCAAGTCTCGTGTTGTCGCTGCGTTAGTGGCATACTCACTTCTTTCTTGTGTGTCCTACCCACTCCCCGATGTACGTCACCTGATGGAGGTTGCACCAGTCCTCGATGTCTTTGCCGCCGCCATAGACGTTCAGGTTCGGACGGTCGCAGCCGCTGATACGTTGCGCCATCTCAAGGTTCAAATCCAGATGGTCCTGCCAGCCGCTCACCCCGCGAGTGAAGAACGCATTGTAACCATCCGGGATGCCTAATCGGTTGAACTCCGCGAAACGATGACTTACATTTAGATCGGCAAACACTTGCACACCGCATTCCTGAAAATACCGAGCGAGGAAACGCTTGCGGTAAATTTGCCACAGAGCAAACGGCTTGGGCGTGTTGTCATGAATAGAACAGTTCGGCTCGACGATCTGCTTACACCCTGACCTCAATAGCGCAATCGGGTCTTTGAATAGTTTTTCAAACCGATAGTCATCCACATAGAAGTGATACGCATTCATGTGCTTCTTGTAGCGTCCTTCCACACCCCACGGGTCAATCGGAAGTTCTACATGGACTGGCTGGTTATCAGTCAATAGAACTGGTATTCCCCATTTATTGTCTGACGGATATAAAAAGTCGCCAAGCATCCGCTGGTAAAACGCCAACTGCTCCGTGTCTTCCTCGTTTGCAAGGTCTTCGGTGTCGTCTGATTCGTGGTCTTTCGGTTCGGACGACTGTTCCGGCTCGGGTGAAGGGAACTCGATATTCAGTCCGATACTCTCAAAGTCCACACCCTCGAACTGCTCCGTTTGCAGCATATCTATGTCCCATGTGCCGTTGTTGATGTTGCCGCGCATGATAATCTCCTGTCGCTCGGCGTCGGTGAGGTCGGTATAGATAACGCATGGCACGGTCTTCATCTTAAGCCGTCGTGCCGCTTTTAGCCGCTGGTTTCCATCGAGCACAACGAATGTGTCTCCTTGTTGTTCAACCGCGCATGGTCTGTGCTCGTAGAACCCATTTAGCCGGATGGAGTCGCATAGGATATTAAGGTCCTTTTGTGTAATCTTTCGCGGGTTGTTTTTGAGTCCGACCAACTCACGGGTTGAAAGATATTGAAGCTGAGAGTGCGTCATTGTGCGATATTTTGCTCTTTGTACTTATTATAGTACCAAGCGATAAGGTCGCCGTCGATGTCATCATAGGCTTGTAGCTCATCCAATAACGCTTCCGCCTTATCGAGCACGCCCATCATAGTCACCTTATCGTCCTCTTCTTCAAACTCGAAGCCTACGCCACCCTTGAGTTGTTTTTCAATAACTGTGAGCTCTTCTTGGCTCAGTTGAATTTTTGTTTCCATGTTGCTATTATTTTATAGATTATATTTCTTTGTAATACCTTTGACGGCCTTCGTATATCTATCGGACTTACCATGTACGGCCTTAGTAGCGGTCTCAGCCCACCACTCATTGACATTGGTCGAAGCATATCTACCATATCCGGACTTACGTCCACTCTTTTGCCATGCTGAATATACCTTCTTAATAACATTACCAGCTGCTACTTGGTTAGTACCTTTCATAGTAGTATTCCAAGTTGCGTGTGCCAATTCGTGAGTGACTGTATGAGCCAGCGGCTTGTTTGTTCTTGTGGCCCATCCGCTATTGTAGTCGTTCTGCTTAATTGCCTTAACTTCGGCAGCTGTCTTATTGTAGTACGTCTTATTCAGATAGATAGCCTCTGATTTTCCTGTCGCAACGTTTGTCATCTGAACACCATATACAGACTTCCCCATATCGGCAAGTTTGATATTCTTTTCACCAATACCACCCATAACAGCAGCGTAACGAGCGATTGCTTCTTTCGTCGCCTTGTACATCGCTGGGTCTTTCATGTGAATGAGGCTCTCTACATTTTCAATTTTGCCTCTGTAATTAGTGTCGCGGCCACCAAGACCTCCCGGTCCAGCTCCGCCTCCTGATCTACCTCCCATAGTTTTATTATTTTTTACGTGATTGTTGCAATCTGTGTGACGCTTCAAGTTGCATAATGAATTGCGCGGACTTGATGTCGCCGTTTAGAGCATTTTGCATAATCTTCATACCAATAGCTTCTGTAGCTGTCATTTCGTGACCGTCTATCGGGTCTTTTAGGACTCCTCCACCTTTGACCGCTACTGGTTTATCCAGTTGGTTGATAAGATATTCTTGAACGCTCAATGTTTCTTTTTTAGCTGCCATTTTTATAACTAACTATAAAAGGTTGAATCGTTGTTTTTAGATTACTTTTGCGTTTATCTCAAATAAATGATTATTGATTCGGTCAGCATTGCCGCAAATGTACCACCAAACGCCATCATTTCCAGCCAAAAATCGCGGCTCGTCTTCCATGTCTTCGTAACTGTTGCAACAATAGCCGGAATAGCCATTCCAATAATAGTTATTTCCCATATATTCCAACATACGATGAAGTCCCAAGTCAATGCTGATACTGCGCAGATAATAGCAGCGATGGTGTGTATCTTGGCATCTGCCTCCTTGTAGCGAGGAGCAGCACCAACGAACATCATACATACACAAGTAAAGAATGCAAGGAAGGTGAAGTTACTCATCCATCCGCCAACAGCGTCGGATATAGTCAGCCAACTTGGTAGCATAACCAACGCAAGAACGAACATGAAGATTGTGAATACTTTGCCGAGACCTTGTTTCTTGTTCTCGTACAGGTAATACGTCTCACTCATGCTCCACGGCCAGTCGAAGAGACGTACTGCGACAGCGTTGTAGGTCGTGAATAGCACGATACCTACACAAATACAAATAATTGATAACATAATGATTGATTTTTATTGATTAAAATAACGTTAATTGTCGCCTTTCAGCGTCTATCCGCTTGCAAGCTTTGTTGTAATAGTCTGTGTTGAGCTCGAAGCCGATGAAGTGCCGCTTTTCCTTGATGCACGCGACGGCTGTTGTTCCGCTGCCAATAAACGGGTCGAGGACTATCCCCCCCCCCAGAGAGGAGTTTATAATAAGCGTCTGAATGATATTCAACGGCTTGATGGTCGGGTGTCCCCAAATCTCCTTGTCTTCAGAGTTGATTTCTTGCAACCAATACTTTTTCTTCGTCTCATAGGTTCCGAGAATCTTCACGCCTTGTTCGCGGAAAAATAACAAATACTCTGTGTCGGAAAGATATTTATTTTCACAAGTTGGAATAGGATTCGTCTTATGCCATGCAAGTACATCCATGTTATAATCGGAAAAAAAGTTTAGATACCAACTGATTTGGTCTTTGTTGCACCAAATATAGATATTTACCTTCTTCATAACTCGGACACACTCTCGCATGATTGCTTCGCGGTCGAATCCTTCAATGATACTTGCCTTCTCCAATTCGCCATGATATGAGCGTCCCATTTTGCCAAATGCCCCCGCGCCAGTATAACTCTTGCTATAATGGTGGCTTAAAAAATCGTAGGGTGGATCTGTCACGATTAAATCCACGCAATTATCTGGCATGTTACTCATACCGATGAGACAATCCATATTATAGATTTTATCTAACTCCATCGTAAATTACAAGGACCATAGACTTGCGGAAGGTTATCCGCCATTCTTGCGGCTTCTTGATACGTGAAGCCCTTAGCGAGTAGAGCTCTGTACTTATCTTCTCTTCGTGTGTACTTTTTCTGTGCCCACACTGGCATCTGAATAGGTGTCATAAGCGTTACTTTTCGATTCTCCCTTCGGAGAGGTCAAATAAATATAGTGCATCAAGCAGACCAGCAATAGGGTCTATCTTGTTATGTTGCGAGACTTTGAGCACGCGACGTAACTCAGCCGAGTTCATTTCAGTCACAGCATTGCCGAATAGCCATGGCCACATAGGGTTCGCGCTAAACTCTATAAATTGCTCAGGAGACTTGATTAGTGCTTCGAGCTCCAGAATGCGCGGATTCTGTGTCATAGAACTTTGACCAACAGGAACCACCATTCGCAAAATATCATCTCCTGTCGCTCCGAGACTTTGCAACCATGCTTTCAGATTATTTATCGGCTCTATTGCTTGTGCCGCGTCATAACCGAATGCGCGAAAATCTAAGCCTGATTTATTCTTTTCAGCAATAGCGTCTATTGCATAGGCAGAGTTGAATACTTCACCCGGAATCATATTCAACCAACCGTCTGCTATCCATTGTTCAAACAATTTGCGGTTTGGAGATTCCTTTAGCGCACTTTCGAGAATCCAAGCGTCAAAATCCACGAAGAATCGACCCTTAGGGTCCGGCGAGTTATAGTTTACAGCGAGATAGGTCGAAGCAAATAAGTCATCACCGTGACTAAAGTCGAGTCCGTTGAACACTCTCCAACCATCCTTGTATAAGCAATCGGTGATTCGTTTGTTCACTTGCAACGGTCTAATACGATCGCCGCTTATCCATGCCGTTACACGACCTGTTTGCCATACGTTGAACAGTTTGGTTATCTGTTCTCGTTTCTTCTCTTGGTCAATCTTCATTTTTGCCCACTCGTTTGCGTAGTAGTCCGGCTGAATAGTTATGCCGATATGTCTATTCACCTTTCGCCATACTTCCGGGCGTTGTAAGTCTTCGTCAGACTCTTCCCATTGGTCAGGACAACAGATAAGCGCAAACTGCCAATCATTGTCAAGCGGATGTGGTTGTCCGTCAAGCTCGATTGTCATCTCATTCAATAGGCTGGCTTTAATCTCACGGAGTTTCCGTTCGTATGGACCTTCTTGCACACGTCCGGCTGTTGTTGTGATGACGGTCATAGGTTCACGACGTGGACCCATTGAACCTTCCACGACATTGACAAGATTTGCCATGTCGCTGTGGTCCTTGACATATCCGGCACTTCCGTACTCGTCCGCACAACACAGCTGTGCAAATAGACCATCTTTGGTCTTTCCTCCTGCCGATAGTGCACATACTTTAGATTCTCGCTCCATCGAACTATACCAATTTACCTCAGTAGCTGTGAATCGGATATGTTTACCGTTTGGGTCCATTTGCTTAATAAGGTCGGATGCAAGACGGAATAATATCTTCGATTGATCGGCACTGTTCGCTGTGCAATATGCTTCGGCGTTGTAGTCTTCAAAAAAGAAGAACCAGAATATGATGAAAGCAGCGGTTGTTGTCTTGGAAAATTTGCGAGGTACAAAGTAGTTCGCCTCTGTGCAAATACGACGGTAGTCATCTTCAGAGCGCATGAAACCGAACGGACCAGCGAGTAAATAGGTCTGAATCGGTGTAAGCGGATATTGCTGTTTCCCGTTAAGTCCACTAAACTTAAGATGCTCAAAGGCTCTGTATATACGTTGCACCTTTTCAACGTTGAACGGGTAGGTGTCAATCATTCGCAGGAATTTACGGATACCAAGTAGTTCGTATAGATTTGCATTGTCATGATGCGGATTGGCAGCGTCAGCTATATAGTCCATCAGACGTAGGTCAATATGGTCGAGACGTGCCGATACTGTGGGAAGTGCTACCATAATATCGTCTATGCACTGCTTCTTGATATTTTTTGCTTGTTCGTTGGTCATATCTTATTCTCCTTTCTCTAATTCAGGTATCGGCATCCAGTGAGTGACAACAGATATAGTATCAAACAAAATACCACCCACACGTTGTTGCTCCATTCTATTCGTATCCCATTTGCCATGGAAAAGTTGCACCAGTACCATCGTGCTTTCATTATGTTCACCGCCACCGTCTATAATTTGTAATATATTTGTAAGTACGGTTAGCCCAACTTCCGGCAACCTTTCCTCTACGCTTATCCACGGGTTCTTCAACCGTTCAATCTCTGCTTCAAGGTTGGCAATAACCTGCGAGTTGTCAGTATGGACGAACTGAGGATGCTCGTCTGCCCATCGTGCACCATTAATGAAATCACCGTATGCCAAATACATATTCTCTGGTATTACAGCATCCGAATTGATATACTCTTGTGCTGCATGTTTTATTTCTTCTTCGCGTGTCATAATCAGTCCTCCAATTTTGAAAAGTCAAATCCGTTATTTTTTACAAGGCTTTCAAACTCACGTACCAACTCCTCTACGTAATTTTCACAGTATTGCGGGGTAGTGAATAAACCGAACGAGTCGTATATCTCAATCAGCCTACCAACAGACCAACAAGGCAAACAATAATCTTGATTACTTATCTCTAATTCGGAATACTTGATATTGTTGTTTAGCACCATTACTTCCCAATCTTCATCTATCCCAAATCTTGTCAAATAGCAGTCCGCACTATCCGCAGGAACTCCTAACTCAAGTAGTCTCTTTGACTGCTCGGATGTTGTGAAATTGTTTTGTAATTGTATCATAATTTTATCTATTTCATTGCGTCTAATAATTGCCCAAGATTATCTTTAGTCTTGTCACCGAGGTCTTCGCCCTTGGCTGCTTGCTTTCGAGCTGTGAGTCCAAGGTTGTACAAGTCATCAGTCACACGTGCTGACATCTTATCATAGTATGGAATCAGTGGATTGACTGTTGTCTTCTGCTGTCCCATGCTGCCTATCTCGATTGTCGTTAGGTCTTCTGCATTGTCCAGCTCGACAATAATACGGTCAAGGATACGCATATCCTGAGCTGTCTTTGCGATTAGTACCTTATATTGCACAGGTATTTCGCAACTATCATTCAATCCTAACTGTTTGCACAGAGCCTTGTTTATCTCCGCGACATAACCGTTAGTTCCTTTATTTTCTTTCTTTGCCATATTAGTGTTGCTTTTTAGGTCCACGTGGTTCGTGGAATTTGATTATCATTTGTTTCGATTGGTCGTATGGAACTCTATAGCGAATATAGTATTCGGTCTTTATTCCATACTTTTTCGGCCATGAATCCCATAGGTGGTCGCATGGTCTTTTGTGTCGGTCGTGCTGACTGACGATGCCGCGTCCGGCGAGTGCCTCGTGGGTCCCGAGACAGACGTGTGTCTCTTTGGTGCCTTTCGGTCGCTCAGAGGTAGGGATGATGCCGATCAGAGGACAGGCGGAGCAGCAGTTCGGCTGTTCGGCAGGAAGTTGAATCGGTGTGAAGAGTTGTTTGGGCATATTAGAAAAGTGTTAGTTGTTGCGGTTGTTTTGGTTCGTCTTCTTCAGGAGAAGTCCATCCTCCGAATCTACCTCGTATCTCGTTGAATCTTTCAAATGCTCGGTAGTATTGCTTGACAGCGTGTCCGTCTCGCTTACAATAGTCTGTTCGTCGGTCCATGTCGTACCGCAAGCAGGAGCACCGAAAACAGCATGGCTCGTCACTATATACGAAGTCCGTGGTCATACTTCATTAAACTCTTTTTCTAGGTCTTTGATTTTGTTCTGGACTTGTACGGCGCAAGCATCTAACATCTTGCGCAACTCGATGAGTACCTTACCCCGTAGGGCTTCGCGTTCATCCCGGTCAAGGTTCCATGATCCGAGGGTGACACACTTGATTGCTCCGTCAAAGTTGCCGCGCTCGCAGTCTTTGATGAAAGAGTTGAAGGTTTGCAATGACTGCTTTGCTTCGTCTAATTTGCGCATGATTCTACACGCTTCCTCTAATTTTGATAGTTCCATATTTTATTTTGTTATAAGTTGCTTTTTTAGTTATATGTGTATGGTCCGTATTTATTTAGACCTATCGTAACCTTCAGAAAAACCAGATTTTGAAAGTTCGTCTTTCAAAACAGAGG